TAATCATACACGTTTAACCAAAAGGGTGTACACTAGTTTTACGGGTAAAGAATTGTACATTCATGCGGAATTTGATGAATATGGAGAATTTATGACAGCAGGTATAGCACTACTTTACGCACGCGTTTCTACGCAGATGCAAGCCACAGATGGCATGTCGCTGGACGCTCAAGAGAGAGAACTTCGGGCAGCAGCCACGTTTGCAGGCTACACCGAGATGGAACTTGTCCGCGAGGAAGGACGCTCTGGCAAGTCCATTAAAGGTCGCCCTGCCCTGCTTGGCGCACTTAGCAGACTGGACAATGGAACAGCCTCGGCGCTGATTGTTACCCGTGTAGACCGCCTCGCACGTTCCACAAAGGACTTCTTAAACATCGTCGACAGAGCTAACCAGAAGGGTTGGCGTCTAGTCATGTTAGACCTTAACCTTGATACATCTACGTACCAGGGACGTTTCGTTGTGACAATCATGTCTGCTCTTGCAGAGATGGAAAGATCTATCATCTCCGAGCGACAAAAGTCAGTTCACAAGTATCGTCGTGAAACAGGGCAAAACTGGGGAGTTGATCTTGGGCCTAAGAGTAAGATCTCAGAAGATACTCTTAAGATCATCACAGAACAACGAGATAAAGGTGTTTCATATCATGAAATTGCCCGTCAGCTAAATGCTCAAAACATTCCCACTGCGTTAGGTGGAAGTTGGCACGGATCAACTATTCGTAAAACTCTTAACTTCTTGAAAGGTAGTAAATAGAAGAAGGGCCCGATCTCTCAGGCCCTTCAGGATTTACGTCTCTCTCCCAAGTACGTAGTTAATCCTGTTTGTACTATATACCTTTTTGTTGTACTTTGGCGTATTCTTTGGTGTTTCTTATTTTTCTTCTACAGGAGTAAAAGAGCTTAACGGTGCGGATACTTCATCACCGTTCTGATCTATAGGTGGTATTCTGGCTTCGTGCATTCTATCTAGCGAGGTGAGCATTCCTCCTACCGGAGGCAGCTTTGCAGCCTGCTCATCATTTTCTACATACTCAACAACAATTAAATCTAGTTCGGTAGCAATTGCAGCCTCAAGACGAGCACCCTTGCTTTCTTCCCAGCCTGGCAGCAGAACAATCGTGTCAGCCTCAAGTAGGTACTTAACAGCTTCACGCATATACTCCTTGCGCTCTTTTGTTAAGTCGCCATCAAAAAACTCAGAGGGGCTGCACACTGCAAAATTGGCGTCCCTAAACTCTTTTGCAACTCTATCAAAAAGTTCGTGGTTGTAGTTAGGAATTCCAGTCATTGGACCACTTAGGTACATCCTGCTCATTCCATGCTCTACACTTTCAACCACGTCCTCGTTGCGAATTACAGTTACACCTTCAACATCTTCACTGATGATCTCTGCATCTATAATTTCTTCACTCATTTTCTTTATCCTCCTGTTGTCTTTCTTCCCGTGGCGGGCCAGATAACGCTATATTAGCTGCCACGTCTAGTCCGCTAATAAAGTAGTTTGATATTCCACGTTCTAAGGCAAATGCTGAGTAGGCAGATATCTCGTTGGATATTTTACTGCGAATCTCTGACTCGATCTCTAGGCGAATCTGAGACATCTGACTCCAAGGCATCTGCCATGATTCTGCACTCTGTTCTCCCATAAGTGTTTTTACCCTCTCGCAAAACGCGTAGCAGTTGCCCAGTCGACATCTCCAGTAGGAACAGCACGTGGTATAAGTACTCTACCAACTATCTCGGCTCTTGAACCTAAACCAGTAATATCGTGACCGCGGTCTGATATCTTTCTCTGGAAGGCAATCTGCGTCATCGCACGTTCACCACGTTCTTCACTCCATAGGCGATATACAGCATATAGAGCCTTAACTGGTAGACGCGCGCCTTCAGACTCTTTAGTTTCTTCATTTAAGAAGATACCGATTCGGTCTTCGTTCTTACGGTACATGTCTGCAGCCTCTGACACAGCAGCACACCACCCAAGTGAGTCGCGTGCGCTTGACCCTAGAAGTTTGATTGCGCCTTCAACTGCCCAAGAAAGAACAGCAGGCAACGCACCTTCAGGATCAAATATGTAAGCCTTTAACTCTGGGTCTGGAGATTCTGGAACCTTTGACCAAGGAATTGGTCTAATACGACGCCACATCGCGTCGTCAGTGATACTAGGTCTGTGGTTTGTAGTAACCCATAGTTTTGCACGTGATTGAAACGTAAAAGGTTTCTCTCCAGGTGAACGAGCAGAGATTTCAGAAGAACCAGTTAATTTCTTAACTGCGTTTTCTTTCATGCGCTCGCCGTCTGGCAACTCGTCGACCCAAACCATACGGCGTCCGCGTAACTCAGCCCAGTGATAGAGATCTGATCCACTTGAGTTTCCATCGTTTTGTGCAAGGATTGACGAGTCAAGTGGCCAAGCATATTGTTGCGTTCCAAGGCACTTTACAAGAGCTTCAACAAATGTATTTTTACCTGAGCCTGAAGGGCCGTAGACTAAGAACATTACATCGTGTGTGCGTAGACCAGTTAGTGAGAAGCCCGCTGCACGCTGAAGCCAATCCTGTAGTTCCTTATCTCCACCAGTTGCGAAGTCAATAAACTGTTCCCAACGTATGTTGCGCATTCCTTGAGTGTAAGCTACTGGTGCGCGACGCGTGATGTAAAGATCAGGCCGTCCTTTCAGTAGCTCGCCGGTGCGAAGATCTATAACGCCGTTTATGACACCAAGAAGATGCTCATCACTGTCCCAGTTTTCCACGCCAACAAGAATACGTGGATCAGACGTAGCAGATTCAATCGCACCGGCAAGTCTAGAGTTTGATTTTGCTTGCTGTGCCCATTTAATTACTTCACCTTGCTTGTCAGGGTCTTCGTAGTTTACTACCTCACTAGCAATGATTGGCGCAAGTTTCTTCGTGAGCTCACGCATTTCAAGGTTTTCAACATCAGGCTTCCAATAGTTACCATCCCAGTGAAACCAACCAAGCCCTGGAGTGTAACGAACTGCTGGGCCAAACGCATCTACAAGACGACGACCATTGCCTGTATCAGTTAACGTTCTTTTTCCAGGTTCTCCGCCTTCGTTCTCACCGATGGCATCTGCGTCACCTGGTACATCAATGTTAGAAAGATTAGAGGCGTCACGGACAGAGTCACCATCGTGAATACCAGCGCTAATACTGCCACCAACAGTACCTGGCAGATGACTGTTTTCATTAAAACCGTGAGAACGAGAGTCTGCTGATACAGTAGGCTGTTCACCATTTTTCTTTGCTACAACTTTTGCCTGTGATTCTTGTTGTGATTTTTGTGCCCACTCTGTAAGGCCTGGCCACATGCGGTCTGTTTTTGGATTTTCAATAACAAAAGTGATAGCACGTCGAACGTGCATTAGCAATCCGCCTTGGCCTTCAAGCTCAAGAGGAGGACGTACCTTTTCAGCGTTAAAGCGAATCATCATTGTTTCAACTGCAAGACGTCCAGCCTCAGTTTGCACCGGGAACTTATTAGCAAGAGCGCAGGCCATACGGAATATGTCTACTGCGCGTGAGCCTTCATCAATTCCTTCTTCAAGAAGTTTCTCAATATCAACTCTCTCGCCGCCGAAGTCTAATCCGTCAAGCCAACCCCACTCAGCTTCACCTAAAGCAGTTCCGCCACGGCGTTGTCTCTTGCGTAGAACTGATAAAAGCTCTTCAGGTGCCTGTGCCATCTCAATTTCCCAAGGCGCTTTACCTGGAACCCACTCGTAGCAATTGCCAGAGAAGTGACGTGACGGAGCGATAAGAACATAACCGTTGTGCTTAATGTCAATTCCGTTAAGTCCGTTTTTCTTTAAGTTGCCAACAAGTCCTTCGTTGTCATCACATTTATAGAATAAGTGACGTCCACGAGCTTGCCCATTCTTGTATGAGTAGTTTCCAGTGAGAGCCTCAACTGTTGGAGGAAGAGCTCCGTCAAGTAGCGCCTCAAACTTCTCAAAAGAGGCAGGGCCATCAGAACGCGGATCAATGTCAATAACAAAGAAACCAGAAGCTTGACAGTGAACACCGATGTTGTTTTCAGGTGCCTGGGTGTACCAGCTGTTAATTGTCTCAAGATCTGATGTTGCGCGAGTATTCCACTCAGGTATAGATGGGTGCTTGCCTACATCCTTAGGTTCAGCGTGTGGGCTGCTGCAAGTGCACCGCCCACCAGTAATTCCGTAACATGGAAGAATCTTCCATCCCTGTGATGCGTACCATACTGCCGCAGGTTGAAGACGACCCAGCGCTGAATCCCAAGTTGTCATATTATCCCTGTGTCTTACTTGTTACAAGAAGGGTAGCAAACCAGCGTTCTGCATCATCTGTAGAAATATAGGCGCGCTCTCTTCCAGTTTCAGTTGTAGTTAGCACTGCTGGTAGATCACCAGATTCAACTGCACGAGAAACAGTTCGAGCAGGTATTCCGTAAGTTAAAGCTACGTTTCTTATACTCATACGTCGTTGCGTCTGCTGCATGCTCTCCCTTTCAATACTGACAAAAACCCTAGTACATAACGCTTTTATAGGCATTGCTTAATGCAGAAGCAGTTTTGTATAATATGCGGAATTTGTGATAAATCAACTATAACGGGTATCTACCACTCATGTAAACAAACATACATACCAATTTTATGATTACAATTATTCTTACCCACTGCCGTAAAGGACACCTGTAATGCCGCAAGAAGCAATCATTACCATTGCCGCCGTAATGGGTGGACTAGCTGTAATACTTGGCGGAATAGTGTCAATATATCGTATTGCTACTCGAATCGACCAGGCCCTGGCGTTGGACGAAGAAGGTCGCACCGTATCAGAGCGTATGTCGCGGGTAGAGCATCAACTGTGGAAGAACGGCGGCGACTCACTAGCAGACGAGGTAGGGTTAACTCATCAAATAGCCGTTGAGACAGCGACAGAAGTACGACTTATGAAAGATATATTGTTAACTTTAATTGGGCAAGCTCCAGAATCTGCGCCAGCAAGAAGAAGAAAACCACGCGCTGCTACTAGCTTTGCTCTTAAAACATTCGATAAAGAAGACTAACACCACTTAAAACTGCGCAAGTAGAAGCAGTTATCTCGACACTGTAGTAATTATATCAAACAGGGCAAGTCTGCTCAGCAGTACAGTTAGGTACACTTTTTATTAAAAAAAGATAGTCTTCAATAGTGTACACATGAGCGTTACTTTTATTACTTTATTGTTTATAATATAGTTAAGTGTTTACTATAGGTATATAGTTTGCATCGTGCTGCGGCACCTACTTAGCGTTAAGATTGGTAAAAATGTCCTTAACTGAGAGGCTTTCTGTGGCCTCAGGCACAACAGTTGGTCTCCCATGCAGAGTCGGAAGTTTACTTGCTGGAGATCAGCTTTCAAAGGAAGATAAGGCAAAGCTTGCCGAAGTTCTAGAGGTTCCATACGGAGCCGCTGGGCGTCTACCTAATACAGCAATTGGTGCTGCCCTGCGTGATGAAGGCTTTGACGTTGGAGATGCAGCAGTCACAAAACACCGTCGTGGAGGATGTCGTTGTTTCGGTCCTAACCCCAAGGTTGCAATGTAAATGAGTCTAGCAGACAAGTTCTCTATGCCAGGAAGGTCTGGGTCTGATGTACGTCACACTAAGACACCTGAAGAATGGCGTCCCCGCATGGAGATCGATGAAGAAGGTGGATATGCCATATCAACTCCAAAGGCTATGCCGCCAGACGCGGTAGATATCTTAAAAGAGTTTGATCTTAGCCCAGACGACTGGATTATTACCTCAGTCCGCCGATCTCGATGGCAACGCTACGATGAAGAGTGGCTGCACTCCGCTAGAGTGAACCTGGTCCCTGTCGCACAAGGACTACAGGACAAGGCTGATATTCAGTCCTTAATTGATGATATACGCAAGTGGAAGCCAAAGAAGTTTGAGAAAAAAGTAGGCAACCTTGCGTTTGTGTTTGCCCCAAGCGACCAGCAGATTGGTAAGAAACAAGGGGACCAAGGCACGGAGCAGACTATTCAAAGAATTCTTACCGCAACCGACGGTGCAGTTCAACGATTACATGACTTAAGAAAAGTTGGCCGTGAGATTGATACGGTCGTTATCGCGCTACTTGGAGATCACGTTGAAGGAAACGTGCCCCAAGGCGGGCGTCTTCAAAGCCACTCAGCATCTGATCTTGGTCTTACAGAGCAGACGCGAGTTGGCCGTAGACTCCTTATGGCGCAGATCAAGGCTTTTTCACCATTGGTAAGCCGCATAGTAGTTGCGGTAGTAAATGGAAATCACGACGAGGTAAGTCGACAGTTTTCATTAGACCCAGCAGAAGGTTGGAACACTGAAATCGCAAGCGCGGTACAAGATGCCTGCGCAGAGAACGAAAATCTATCTCACATCGAGTTTAGATACCCTGCTAAGAGTCACCAGACCCTGGCTGTGGAGGTCTGTGGAACTATGATTGGCTTATTCCACGGACATCAAACTGGTAAGGACGTAGTTAAGTATTTGTCAGAACAGGCAGCAGGGCAGACCGCACTTGGCGGTTGTGACGTTTGGCTATCAGGGCACTACCATAACTTTAGAAGTATGGATGTTGGTTCTCGCTTCTGGGCTCAGTGCCCAACAGTTGACCCTGGTTCAGCCTGGTATCGAGATCGACGTGGCTTAGAATCTAATCCAGGAATACTTACATTAGTTGTCGGTGAAAATCATGATCCGCGTCTTGACGTGAGTGTGATACCCGCATAGCAAGAAAGGCGATGGTGCACACTTGATAAGAAACCGTCGCCCGCACAAGGACCCAAGAAAAAGAGTACTACGTGAGGCAGAGGACAAGGTCACCAAGCCAGAGTACGAGCAGTCCGATGAGATAACTCGCATCGGTATTGTGTGGGCTGGGATACTTGATCTTGACGATGTCTTACCCGCAACTACAGTTGCAGCAATGATGTCTGCCGCAGAACTAGTGCAAGCTACCAGCTCAACCAACGCAGAACAGCATTGGATAGGAGCTGCCGCATACGCAGCGATGGGCGCCTACAGTGAGCCTGAAGAAGAAGATTCTGACGGTGGTAAACTAACCACATCCAGTCCAACCATCGGTTTTGGAGTTCCAAGTCCACCTCAACAGTTGTAGGATTTGTTAGTATTAGTAAGGTAAATATACCTGACTTCCATTACGTGGAATGGAGTTGCAATGAGCTATGGTAATGATGTCGTTACTCGTGTTGTAACGGGGACATACCTTACTGGTCGCGGCATACCTGCTCGTGGAAGAGTAACCTTCACTCCAACAGCGACTGTAGTAGACTTAAACAACGCAGTCATAATTCCAGGCGCAATAATCGCAACACTGAACAGCAGTGGCGCCTTCTCAGTAACTCTTCCAACGACGAACAACCCAAATCTTTCGCCTGATGGCTGGGCATATGAAGTAAATGTAAGA